CAGAATAACCAAAAATCGAGCAAAAATTTTGTTAATTTTGCTGCTTGACATTCAACTCGAAAAGTGATATAGTATAATTAAGGAGAGATATTCTCCACTTATATGTATGGGTTTTCAAGTTGACTTGAAATTTTCCCTCTTGTCAGCCACAACATCCACCTCGCAAATCTCCTATAAAATCTTCAAGTTGACTTGAGCCCATAAAAATTTTTAACATCCACATAAAAGAATTCTTAGTCGACTAGAAAGGAGAAATATGGATTATTCATTTATTGAGGCTTCCAAGTTTGATTTGGATTACCTACTTAAAAAACCAAAATCCGCAAAAGCATATTTCATATATTTGCTTTCGAGATGTTTGCGAATGTTTGAATATAAGGGTTTACCTGATACGATACCCGCAGATATTCTCGATAGATATCTTATGATGAATGGCGTTGCTTGTATCGGTAAAGACCAGAATGATGATTTAAGAGTGTTTTTCGGCAATTGGGGTGGAGAATATGATGTTTATTATAGACCGTCATTATTTATAGTATCCAATCCTCATATAGAAGGTGGCGATAAGAATGGATGGTTTCACGAATACACTGTTTTTCCTCGCAAGTCGACTGATAAGCAGGATGGAGTTTTAATGCGTAATGATACGGCTTGGTACGGATTAGCACCAATGATCTCTCGTTATTCAGCGTTAATGGCGGAAAACATTCTTACAATTCGTGTAGCAGATGTTATGCTCCGTATAACAGCTTTGCTTTCAGCACAGTCTGATGCAGAGTTCAAGTCGGCTCAGGAGTATATCAAGGCATTGGAGAAAGGCGAAATTAAAGTCATAGGTGATAGCGCGTTCTTCGATGGTGTCAAGTTACAATCTCCGCCTAGTAACAACGGTTCATATTTAACACAGTTTATCGAGCTCCACCAATATCTCAAAGGTAGCTTCTACAATGAGATAGGTCTTTCGGCTAACTACAATATGAAACGTGAAGCAATTGGTAAAGGTGAGTCAACCCTAGACAACGATTCTCTCTTGCCTCTTTGCGAAAATATGCTCCTTTGCCGTAGAGAAGATTTGAAAAAAGTTAATGAATTATTTGGTACAAATATCCAAGTCGACTTCAGCTCTTCATGGAAAGAAAATCAGGTTCAGAGAAATATTCAACTCTATAGTCAACTTGAAGAGAGCGGGAACGCCGGTATGGGTAATGTAGGTTTTAGTGGATTCAACATGGGTCAGGAAGGAAATACAAATGATGGATGCTCAGATGTTAAATCAGATTCAGTTGGTGATAATGACATTGATGTGGGTGGTTCTGTTCCTACAGATAGCCTCAATAGTCACGATAGTGGTGCTGACGGTTCAGTTGGACAGAATGATGCGGCATCAGGAGACGATAGAGGAGTTGATGAGGGAGCAGGAGAACCTGAAGTACCTGCTGATGAGAATAAACAAACGGATGTCGGAGAAGATGAATCTGAAGGGAACCCTGAAGGAAGAGATAGAGAAGGAGAGGGACTCAGAGGAGAAACAGTAAATGATGAGACTCTAGTCGACTTGACTCTTGAAAAAATTGATGATATTGTAGAAAATAATATCGATGAAAAACTCGAGGAAGGAGATGCTGATGACACCGGAACAGATGAGGGAATTGATGTTGAAGGAGAATCAGAAGATTCAGGAAGTAATCCCGAAAACTAATGGAATCTTTTCTCACATGAAGTATACTTTTAGAGCTGAGTTGACTAAAGCAAATTTGGACTTAATGTTTTATGTTAACTACGGGCTCAGAAGTCCTAGTCCGATTGTAGATGCTATTCAGGAAACTGCAGGCGCCAAGTTGACTAGTGAGGAACTTGACGTATTAGCGGCATCTATACTTGAAATGTATAAGGTTAAATGGGATAAATTGGGTGAGATTTATGACATTGAATACGATCCTATACATAACTATTTGGACGAATGGGAAGATGAAATTGATGGTACTCAGAGTGAGAGCGAATCTGATGAGTACACAAGAACTGATGCCTTCGGTCATAATGTTGGAGATACCAATGTAAGGAATGATAATCTGACAGAGACCGTGACATATGGAAGAACTGAAACGAGGACTGATAATCTTACAGAAAGCGAAGACGCTTCAACGACTACAACGGGTAGCGATAGCAACGCTAACAATGTATATGGGTTCAACTCATCAACAGCCGTTGGTCATGATACATCCTCAGGAAGTAATTCCTCGTCTGAGACTGTAGATAGAGAGATTACTAATACAGGTACTCAGTCAACTAATAGCGGTGGTTCTGATAGCACTGCTAATAAGGGTACTAGAACGGATGCCAGAACTATAAATAATAGCGGTAGCGACACTCGCACCTATGATGAAGATAGGTCTAGCTCTAGTACCGACCATAGGGAACGTGTTGGAAGACATTCAGGCAACATCGGAAATCTCACAAGCCAGAAACAGATTTTGGAAGAAATAAATCTGTGGAGATGGAATTATATGAAAGAGATTCTGAATGATGTTAAAGAGTTTTGCACACTTCCTCTTTACAAAATGTAGTCTAGTTAACTAGAAAGGAGAAAATTTATGTTAGTATCACAGATTGCAACTATTGTTAATGAAGTAAATGCTGAGGTAACCGGTACTGAAGCGATTGAAAACATCGACCTTAATGAGGTTGTTGATACCGGAAGCGAGATTCTTGATACTTCTGATAAGATTTTTGATAATTATGTCAGAAGTCTTATTGACCACATCGGAAAAGTGGTTTTCGTTAATAGACCTTATACCGGCTCAACTCCTTCTGTAATGATGGATTCTTGGGAATATGGCGCTATTCTCGAGAAGGTTCAGTATGAGGGTGTTCCTGAGGCTGAAGAGAATGATACTTGGGACCTTCAGGATGGTCATTCCTATGACCCCAATATCTTCTATAAGCCTACTGTATCTGCTAAATTCTTTAGCGAGAGAAGAACTTTCGATGTTCCTATGTCTTTCGCTAATAGACAGATTAAGAGCGCTTTCTCAAATGCTCCTCAGGTTCAGGCTTTCTTCTCGATGATTGAAACCGCTATCTCAAATGGTATGACTGTTAAGATGGATGGTTTAGTCAACTTGACCATTGCTAACGCTATTGCAACTGTTTACAAGAATAGAGCTACTAGACCTGCTCAGTTCTATCCTCTTGTTACTCGGTATGTGGCAGCTACCGGAGATAGCTCTGTTACTACCGCCAATGCTCTTGTAAAACCTGAGTTCATCAGATGGGCATCGGTTACAATGAGACGCGTTGCTTCAAGGATGGCTAAGTTCTCGACTGTATTCAATATCGGTGAGAAGTACAGACATACTTCCAATGATAGACTTAAACTTATTCTTCATTCGGATTTTGTATCACTTGCTGAAGCATATCTCTACAGCGATACTTACCATCAGGAATATGTCAAGCTTCCTCATGCAGATGAGGTTGCTTTTTGGCAGGGTTCCGGTTCAGCTTTCGGATGGGCTGATACCTCTAAGCTGATTGTAACTCCTAGAGGAGATGAAGACCCTATTACCATCACTGACATTGTTGGTATTTTCTTTGATAGAGATGCTCTCGGTGTTTCAAATCTCGATAGAAGAGTTACTAGTAACTACAATCCTAAGGCTGAATTTACCAACAATTGGTATAAGTTCGATGCCGGCTACTTTAACGATTTCAATGAAAACGTTGTAGTATTTACTCTTGATTAATCGGGGGGTGATTATATGGCAAGAAAATCATCTACTTCTAAAGTTGAAGTTAAGAAGTGCGCTGTTAATCATCCTTACCATATCAAGGGAATGCATCTTGATGACCTTGCTTGCGTTATTAATAATAATGCAGATGTCCTTGCAAGTTTAATTGCTAAAGTAGAAAAACTTGAACAGAAAGATTGATTAATAAAAGGGCTAGTCGACTTGGCTAGCCCTTTTCTAGAAAGGAGTTTATATGGCTGATTTATGGAGATTAGTCCATGTTAACGCTGACCATACAAGACAGATTGCAAAGTATATGGTTGAGTTTCCTGAGTTCTATTCGGGGCAACCTCAGGCGGATGGCAGTGCTTCTAAATATGCAGATTCAGAAAGTTTACAGGTTGGTATATTGGTAAAATATGAAGATGTTATGCGTTATATGCCAAAACAGCCTTTGTATGTTAGAGGACCAGGTGATGCCTATAATACTTTTGAAACTGCGGGATTCGGTCCTGGATTAACCCAAGGTGAAGTCTTCAATACGGTTGGCGAGAGATTGTATCTTGATAGATGGGATGCCAAACATCCTTACATAGAAATTCTGGGTATTGGTGGAACTAATATAACACTTGGTTATTTTACGGCGGGCGGAGTTAAGGCATATCAGGTAACAATTAATCATCTTTCAACTTCAAGTTCAGTTTCATGCCAAACTATACCTTGGGTTGCTAATTTAAGTGATGTTGCGAATTGGGAAACCAAAGATGATTGCAGATTGATTACAGGGAGTCTAACGTATTTTATTACAGGCGGTGCGGGATTCGGATATAGCTTTGGATTTATACAGTCGATCAATGTATCAAGCGTTGATAATGCAAAGGCGTTCTGGGGTGTAGCCGAACCTCTTGACGGTGATAATCCTTATTCTCCTGCTGGTAAGACAATGCCCGGTGGTGGCAGAAGGAACAAGCAGGACTTTGGCGATTGGAGTGATGATGTTACTGCTGATGGAATGCCTGTAAGAAGCGCTGTTGGGTCAGGATTGATTAGCGTATTCAGTCCCACGGCTTCCGAAATGATGACGCTTTCCAAAGTATTATGGAGTAAAGACTTCTTTAATTGGGTCAATAATATGGTTAGCAATATTGACGATTTGTTTATTTTCCTTGGCATAGTACCGTTTAATGTAACTAAAGGAAATACAGTTAATGTTACTTACTTCGGATTTGTAGACCCTTCGAGTACTATATCACTTACTTTATGCTCGCAACAGTATTATGAGATTGATATGGGAACTATTGATCTTGCTAATGATGGAAGAGTTCATAGAAGTGATAGTGTATTTGACTATAGCCCATTCTCTAAGCTCGGTATTTATTTACCTTTCATCGGTTTTGAAGAGCTTGATATTGATGAATTCAGAGATAAAGCTGTTAATCTGACATACAGAATTGATATTTTAACCGGTAGTTGCCTAGCACTGTTAACTGTTAATGGTAAAACATTATATCAGTTTAGTGGAAACTGCATGACTCAATTACCATTGACTAGTCTTGATGCTAGTCAAATAGTAAGCAATAGTGTTAATATAGCAACTGCTCTTGTTGGAGTTGGATCTGCAAGTGCTATTGCAGGAGCAGGAGCTGCAGCTATTGAATCGGCTATGAATAGAGAGAATAACCCTATGAACGCAGAGCAGGGTTCCTTGCAGAATGCTCGATTTGAGGCTCAGGTTTCTTTCGCCGGCGGAAATCTCGCTTCTGCAACTGCTAATGGAATGATGGGTATGAAGCCTAATTTTAAGCATAGTGGAGCTCTTGGGGCAAGTACTTCATTATTTGCTGTTAAGCAGCCTTATTTGTTTTTGACAACTCCTAATGAGGCAGTTCCCGACGGATATGAAAAATATTGTGGATTGCCTAGTAATATTACAAGTCGACTTGGAGACTTAAGCGGATATACTGTAGTTGAAGATATTCGACTTAATGGTCTTGTAGCGACAAGCCCCGAAGTTGATGAAATTTATAAATTACTTAAAACCGGAGTAATTATTTAATTTACTCTAGAAAGGAGTATTATGGCTTTTGATATACATCTTATGAATAATCAGGAAGAACTTAATAAAATTAAGAAAAATCCTGCAGGGGTTAGAACTCTCACGGGTACTTTAAGAGAAGGTACTAGTATTGTTGACCCTGAAATTCTTATTGAATATGATGGGGCTCTTACTGATTGTAACTATATGCATATTCCAACTTTTCATAGATATTATTTTATAACTAATATCGAATCTGTTGGAAATAAGTTATGGAAGATATACGCACATTGCGATGTTCTTAAAACATACGCAGAGGGTATACTTAATTGTACCGGTGTAATATCGAGGCAGGAAAAAGATTGGAATTTGTTTCTTAATGATGCTGCATTTAAGGTTTATGCAAATCCTAGATTACAGGTTATAAATTTTCCTCAGAAGTTTACGGGAGATGATTATATACTTGTTATGAAAGGAACTCATTATTATATAGGAGATTAGAAAGGAGATTGGAACTGTGGCTAAGATTCAGAATACAGCGAGTGGTAAAAGTAGCGAGTCGGGGGAATATTATTCCCCCGATGCTATAGATAGTTATCACGCCCAATACAATTTTATATTCGGAAAAAGAAGTAATGGTAAAACTTATAGTATTTTGAGAAAAATTGTTAAGAATTATTGGCTTGATGGTAGTCAAGGAGCCTATCTCAGAAGATATCGCGAAGACTTCAAAGGTAAACGTGGAGAAACCTTGTTTAATTCGTTGATTGCTGATGGAGTCATTGAGGAGATAACCGAAGGTAAATGGACTACTGTTAAGTACTATTCAGATAGATGGTATCTTGCTAAACCTGATGAAGAGACCGGAAGATTGATATCAGATTCAGAACCTTTCTGCTATGGATTCTCGTTAGCAAGTATGGAGCACGACAAGTCGACTAGCTATCCTAGAATCACCATAATTTTCTTTGACGAGGTTATTAGTAGAATGCAATATCTTCCTAATGAATTTGTTATATTCATGAATGTTCTTTCTACTATAATCAGACAGAGAGATAATGTGACGATTTATATGTGCGCTAATACTGTTAATAAATATTGCCCCTATTTCCAAGAAATGGGTTTGGGGCATGTCGAAGATATGGAACCCGGTACTATTGATATATATCAGTATGGTGAAAGCAAACTTAAAGTTGCTGTTGAAAGAACTAGAGATCATTCAATCGGTGGTAGAAAATCAGAAGTATATTTTGCCTTTGATAATCCTAGTCTACAGATGATTACCGGTGGTGCTTGGGAATTAGATTTGTACCCTCATATACCTAGAGAGTATGATGACGCTGAAATCATTTTTAAATATTTTATTGATTTCAATGACCAAATTCTTCAAGCGGAAGTGTTGTTGTATAGCGATTGTTGTTTTACTTATATACATAGGAAAACCGGTGATATTAAACACCCTGATAAAGACTTAATATTTTCTGATAAATATGACCCTCGTCCTAATCATATGAGAGATTTGGAGCGTCCTACTAGTCAACTTGGAAAGAAAGTGGCTCAGTTTTTTAGAGATGATAATGTGTACTATCAGGATAATGATGTTGGAGAGTTGGTTAGAAACTATTTAATGTTCTGTCGGAATGAGAGAAAAATGTAAAATAAAAACCCCCAAGTTGACTTGGGGGTTTTTATTACTTGTAGGGGAATTGCCCTGTTAAGTAATCTGACTTTATGAATTTTATACATTCCTTACGATATTTACAACCGATACAGAAGTGAGGACAGTTACGCTTTATCCATTTGTCAATGAAGAATAAGATATAGAATTTAATCATTGTTGAATTCCTCTAATTCATCAAGATAATCAATAAGACCCTCTTCGATGCGGTGACAGAATGATACTACAAGCATTCTTTTTTCAACAATTCCCGTATGCTCTGTAGTATTCTTTTTAAGATATGCTCTAAGATACCCTTTAAGAATATGTACTGCATACTTTATAGGGTCAACAATATAATGAGGCTTAATTTCTGAAATGCGAGATTCCAATTCAGTAGTATTTTCACCTACATTTACATCAAAGGGTTTTTCATTCTTGTCACTATCAAAAACATCTACCTGACAAGATGAACAGATCTTAGAAACAAAGATTTCACGATATGTGGCAGGGAAAAAATGAGGATTAAAAATTTCCTGAATAAGCTTTTCTCTTCTTTTAATATCTTCTAATTTTTCATCAGATATAAATGTAATTTTATTTTTATTACAAAACGGACAAGTAAATTCATACTCTACGAGATTCATTATTTTATCTCCTTTTCCATTTCATCAAGTTTATTTGTGAGTGCATCTACGATGTTGTCAACATCTTTTAAAGCGTTCTTAGTGTTTGTAAGATTTTCACGAAGTTCTTTTCTAAGCTGATACATTGCCGTGAGAGTCTTTTTTATATCCCCCTTTGTAGTCAACTTGGAAAAATCTAATGTTGGTGTGTTCATTTAATCACTCCTTTCTAAGTGTCCTCTTTGCTTCTTCTCTTGTCATTAACTCACCCTCTTTCGTTGCTTTTCGGTCTTTCTAAAGCTGACTCCGTGGAATATTCCTCGTTAAGCCATTCTTCCGAAAAGTGGATTGCCTGTGTCTTGTTTCCCTCGTTGATACTTCGGATAAATATCACTTTTGGGAATGTCTTTCTCATAACATCGTTTAGTACATCTTCGTTTGTCACGTTCTCTATCCCTCTCGCATTCTTGCCCCGCAATTAGAACAAAATTTAGGTTTGTATATCAGCACTTCATTACCGTGGAAAATGTGTCCACATTCGGAACAAGTGGAAATCCAATAACCTAATCGCTCTTTGTCTGTTATCCACTCACCCTTGTTCTCTAAAGCCGATATAGCCATATCAAATGCCTGTGCGTGAGTATCGCTGAACAATGGGTTATTCTTAAATCCATTAAGGATTATCACAGCTTCTTCTCTTGTCATTAACTCACCCTCTTTCGTTGCTTTTCGGTCTTTCTAAAGCTGACTCCGTGGAATATTCCTCGTTAAGCCATTCTTCCGAAAAGTGGATTGCCTGTGTCTTGTTTCCCTCGTTGATACTTCGGATAAATATCACTTTTGGGAATGTCTTTCTCATAACATCGTTTAGTACATCTTCGTTTGTCACGTTCTCTATCCCTCTTATTTCGCCCATTAAGGGCGGTTAAATTGTTGGTTGATAATTTCCTCGGCTGATGTGTTTTGTGACCGATTTAAGGCTTTTCACCCCTTGTAAATAGGACACGCAAAGGTAAGAGAATTTACTTTCTGTACTGTGCCAACCTTTCCGCACATTTCTCTCGCTGTTCCTCGGTCATTTTTCTCGGTGCTGATATCCTTACCCACTTGGTAGGCACATGGGCTACGATACTTCCGTCTGTATTCTCTGCCGTGATCGTTACCTCTTCGGGGTAATCCTGTGCAAGTTCCTTTATCTTGCTTATGTACCTCGGCTGGCAAAAACACACCGTAGCTGTCTCTTGGTTTCTTAAGAACTCGATAACGTTCTCGTTTACGTTGTCTCCCATATCTATCCTTTCAATTTTTGATTAGCTTGCGTTCCAATTCTGCAATGTCATAATCGTCACGTTGGTTGAATGACCCGCCAAAAATGGTGCATCGTTCAACTTTCTTCGTTCTTCTTGAAATCCTTGACCTCAAAGAAGAGTCCTTTCTTCTCATCCTTGTATGTCTCGCCTATCCCGAGACCATCTACCGCTGTCGGTCTGATGCCGTACTTCTCATAAAACTCATATCTGTCAATCGTTTCCATCTCCCTTATCCTCTATTGCCGTTCTGCTTGACACTCCCAAAGCCGTGCGGAGCGATGGACTCATTCTGCTCTCGGTCTGCATCCTTTCGACCATAGGATTATATGACTTGATGAAAAGTGCCTTGTTCACACTCTCGTTCCATTCTCCTTGCGTATAAGCATAAAGTGCATCGGCTGAACCCAATGTCCGCTGGCATTCCTCGGGAAGATCGTTAAAAGCCTCTTCAGCTTTCTTGTAAGACGTGCAAGACCAAAGTGCATCCGATACATGACTCCATGCTTCTTCAGCCGACATATAGTTTGTCTGAAGCATCTTCCTCAAATCTGCCGGAAACGGGGGAAATTTCTCTGTCTGCATATATTTAGCCACGGCTGCCATAAGTGCTTTCGGGTCTAAATCTTTCAGCAGCTCATACCAAACCGTTATAGCCGACTCATCAGGAATGAATTTGGGATCAACATACACCGCTTTCATAGTTCTGACTATCGGAATAAACTCTTCCTTCGACATCTTCGCCATAAGAACCCCCTTTCAGAAATGCAGAGAACATATCTTCTTCGGTCTGCTTTTCCGGCTGATTAAGATAATTGTCAAAGTGGCTGGGAGCAAACAAGGTAGTCGGCTGAATATACTTCTCGTAATCCGTACCCATCCATTCCTTAACCTTTTTATCAATAACCTTTTTGAAATCGGCTGAAGTATATCCCTCTTTAACTCTGCCGTTGATTAAACCACGAGTCTTATCTGTAACCTGATAATGTCTACCCGTCTTATAATTGAGATAAGATATCACATCCTCAACAAAGGGATCACTTTCTTTTTTATTTTCTTTTAATTGGTTATTGGTATTGGTTATAGGTAATAGGTTATTGGTTATAGGGGTTCTTTTTGGTTCTGATTTGGTTTTCTTTTGGTTATTTTTGGTTATTGTTTGGTTATTTTTGGTTATTGTTTGGTTATTTTTGGTTTTGCCAAGTCTGTTAGCCCTCTGTTTATCAGACTTTTCGGCATCTCTAACCATTCTTCCGCATACCGTTTCAGAGAAAAAATCGAGGTAGTTATCTCCAAAAATTTCAGGTGTTTCTCCTTCATCAACACGAAACATATTCTCGATGATTTTACCCAAATCTTCAGCCGATAATTTTCTCATCCAGCCCCGGTATTCTTCATGTAGTATGATCCCGTGCATATCATTCTCCTTTTCCAAAAAAAGCCGTTTCGAGTCCCTTGAAACTCTCAATGATTGCCTGAAAATCATCAGCAATCTTATCCGAATCCTTCTTGCTAATCCCGTAAGGCAACAAAATCGTTGCTATATCAAGTAATGCCTCGGCTAAATCAGTTCCCATAAGTCGGTCTCCTTTCATATTGCTTGCAAGCCTTTGATGTTCTTCCTCTTGGGCTTACATATCCCTTGTGGCATATCCCATAACTCTTGTTGGCTTTGTGCGGAGTCGGCTCGAAAAACTTACATGACCCACATTTCTCGCAAAGGTCTGTTCTTGCCATGATCTCGGCTCTTCGGGCTTCGGCTGTCTTAATCTCTTTCCAAAGGCTTTCGTCCCTCGATGCCCTTGCCATTGCATCCAACCTGGTTATCGCATCTGCATTGTCGGGAATCTCTACATTGCATTGAAGTATCATCTTGCCCCCTCGTAATAGTGGTCGGAAATGTTCCATCCTTTCGGGAGCATAAATTCTGCGAAATACTGAACTCCCCCGAAGTCTTCCCCTGTATCTACATCCCACCACTTTGAGCCGTCCCATTGTGCAACTACTACACATCCATTGGTGGTGCATACCAGGACAAGATCATATTCCGTAGGCTTATCGATCTTTGCATCTTTCCATAACAGTTTGTTCATGCTGTCCTCACTCTCTGCACATACTCAAAACCGATGTTCATAAACAGGTTTGCGGCTGTGCTTGCTTCTTCCTCTGTCTTGAATCTCCAAATGATGTTGTCTTCCAAGACCTCTATCTCTGCGGATTCCTTGTACTTCTCCCAAGCCATTAAATAGGCTGTCTGCTCTTTGCTCGTTATTACTGTTTTCATCTGCTCGCCTCTCTGATTGTTATTTCTGCTTTGGGGGTTTCGCTCCACATCTTATTGACCGTAGCGATCACGATTTGACAATCATCGGAATATGCCACTCCATTGAGTGCATCGCATATACTCTTCAGATAATTGTCACAATCACTTTTCTTG